ACTGAGCACTTCATGGCTTTTGTTCTCAAGCAATCCGACACCTACAGCTGGCCAGTCGCCTTCGACGTTCCTGTCGATGGCGGCCGCCACGAACGGCAAACATTTGATGGTCTGTTTAAGCGGCTTCCGCAAAGCCGTGTTGGCCCAATGGTTGCCGAGCTGCAGCAGCTTGATGATTTAAGTGACCTTGAGCGGGTTACCGAAATTGCCAAGGAGGTGCTTGTTGGCTGGGCTGGAGTTACTGGTGACGATGCTAAGGAAATCCCTTACAGCGAACAAGCGCTTGCTCAATTGCTAGAGGTGCCATTGCTTGCGGTTTCAATTATCAAGTCCTACATGGACAGCATTAAGGGAGCCAAAAGAAAAAACTGATAGACGCCGCCGAGCATTGGGTCGGCGGCGGCGTCAAAGATGACAGCCAAGACGATGCTGCCATTCTTGGCGTGTCACTGCCAGAGCAAGAGCCTACAAATGACTTTGAAGTGTGGGAAGAAAACTGGCAGGTGCTTGAAATGTTTTTGCGTTGCCAAACCCAATGGCGCACCACGATGAACGGCCTGCTTGGCCTGGATTACACAGCCGTTGCATGGGTGCTTAAACTGTATGAAGTGGAGGACCACCGCTCCATGTTTGAAGATCTGCAGGTAATGGAGGCCGCAGCCATGACAGCGCTAAACGAGCGGAGCAGTTGACATGGCGTTGAACATGGATGCCATGCTTCGCATCAAGGCGGACGTAAAAGGCGAGAACAACATTCGCCGGCTTGGCAACTCCATGCAGGGGCTGCAAGGGCGAGCAAAGAACGCTGCGTTGGGCTTCAAGAGCCTGAAGGGTGCAGTTGCTGGTTTTGGTGCCGTTATCGCTGGGAGCGCCATCGTGGGCGGCCTGGGCGCAATGATTAAGAAAAGTGTTGATTTAGGCGATGCGCTGGGCAAGCTAAGCACGCGCACTGGAGTCGCGCAGGATGCTCTGATCGGGATGCGCAATGCGGCTGCGCTTTCTGACGTAAGCAATGAAAGTCTGGCTAAGAGCCTGGCCAAGCTGAACGTCAACTTGGTCGAGGCGGTCGAGGGCAATGCAACCTTGCAGAGTGCGTTCAAGCGACTAGGCGTTGATATCAAGGGCGCGGACGGGCAGGTGATTTCCACTGAGCAGGCGATGAAGAGGCTGGCCGATAGGTTTGCCGACATGCCTGACGGTGTTCAGAAAACAGCTGCAGCAGTGGCTGTCTTTGGCAGGTCCGGTGCAGACCTGATCCCGCTGCTGAACGGCGGCGCCGAGGCGATGGACAAGTTCACTTACAAAGTGAGCAATGACTTCTCAGCGCGCTCGGAGCTGTTCAACGACACCATGACGATTTTGGGCTTCAAAGCGCAGGGCTTCGGGTTGGAGCTGACTGACGCGTTGCTGCCAGCGTTGCAGTCAATACTCGAAGTTTTTGGCGATTTGTTTAGCACCGACCAGGACTGGACTGCGCTGTTTGAAGTTATTAAGTTTGGCCTTCGTAGTGTGGCGACCGTGATCTACGCAATGATTAAGTTGGTTGATCAGCTTATCAAAGCGGTTGTTTACAGCTTCGATGCAATTGGCAAGGCCTTGCAGGGGGATTTTCAAGGCGCTGGTCGAGCACTCAGCCAAGGGTTTGGCGCAGGACTGGAACAAGCCAAACGCGACTTTCAGCAAATTGGTAAGCTATTTACTGATGCAGCGCCCGGCACCGGCAGCGGTCGCCGCACAGGTCGCGGGCTGGATTTGGATACCAGCAGCGAGGATAAGAAAGCAGCGGCTGCGAGTAAGGCAGCAGCATCTGATGCAAAGCGGCGGCAGACGCTAACGCAGAAAGCGATCGACCTGCAAAAGCAATTACGCAGAAGCGTTGAGGACACCCGAGATGCATTTGATGTTCTTGGCGCATCTCCCACGCAGCAGCTGGCTCTCGCCCGCGACACAGCACTGCTAGAAAGCAAGCGAAACCTAGACGACCTAACGAAAAGCGTTGTAGATCTTAGCAATGAAGTAACGCAGGCCGGCGGAAAGTTTGATTTCAAGCCCTTCGTAGACCTTCTCAACCAACTTGGCCGGGCAGATGCTGAACTGGCCAAAGGTGCTTTTCAACAAGGCCTGAAGGATCTACTGCCCAGCCTTGAAGAGTACGATGCCAAAATTGCCGAGGTTACCCGCGGCAAAACTGAGCTGACCGAGGTTGAGAAACTAAACGCTCAAGTCAACCTGCTACAGCTTGACATCTTGGACGAGCATGTAGATTTGCTGCGTCAGCGTGCTGCGGCGTTAGACGAAGCCACTAAAAAACAAGAAGAAAACAACAACAGTTTTGGCAAGCAATTTAGCCAGTCTTTTGAAGATGGCATTAAATCAATGGGTGACCTAGCTGGCAACCTAGGCTCCTCCTTTGCATCAGCATTTGAGGGAATGGCTAATCAACTAACTGAGTTTGTAACAACAGGCAAGGCTAACTTTAGAGATTTTGCGGCATCTGTGCTGAAAGACATATCTAGGATGATTATTAGGTATGCAATATTTAATGCAGTTAAGGGTATTTTGAATGCTTTCAACCCAGCGGCGGCACTAGGCAGCTCTGCGGCCAACGTGGCTCAGTATGCTCCTTTGAACGCTAAAGGCAACGTCTACGCCCAGAACGGCATCCAAGCCTTTGCGCGTGGCGGCATCGTTAACGGACCAACGTTGTTCCCCTTTGCCAAAGGCATTGGTCTTATGGGTGAAGCTGGCCCTGAGGCCATCATGCCGCTTCAACGTGCGGCCAATGGCAAGCTTGGCGTAATTGCCTCTGGTGGTGGAAGCACTAACGTCACGGTCAACGTGGACGCAAGTGGCAACTCCAGTGTTCAAGGCGACCAAGCGCAAGGCAAGCAGCTGGGCCTTGCGGTTTCCGCTGCTGTTCAGGCAGAATTGATCAAACAACAACGCCCAGGTGGCCTCCTGGCCGATACAAGACGCTAATGGCAACTTTTAACGATTCAACAGTTGGCGTGGCAACAGGCCAAACCACACCAGATTTTGGGGCGCAACGCAGTAGCGAACCTACAACCAGAAAAGTAAAGTTTGGCGACGGCTACGAACAACGGCTAGTTTTTGGATTAAATCAAAATCCAAAAGTATGGTCGCTTACTTGGAGCGCCAAGACTAATGCCGTTGCCGATGCTATTGAGGCTTTCTTTGACGCAAGGCAAGGGCAAGAATCTTTTGATTGGACACCAATTACAGAATCAACTTCGTCAAAATTTGTAGTAGAGTCCTGGAATCGCGAATATCAATACGCAAATATTTGCACAATTACCGCAACGTTTCGGCA